ATTTTAATAACAGCAGAATCAGAAGCTAAACTCAAATCATCCGTTATTTGTAAATCACTAAATGCATCAATAACCGCTGCCCCACCTCCAGCACCATCACAATAAATAACTGATGCTTTTCCATTTCCTACAGTTACATTTGCACCAGATCCCTGTGACAAAATCAAAGAATATGGACCACTTGAGCCAGAATCTGTTGTAGCGTTAAGAATTATAAAAAATACTTTTGCTGTATTGGGAGCAACTGTTATTGTACAATTTGAATCCAAAGCGCCTGTGAATTTAATTACACGATACATTCCGTCCTGAAGGTTTTCAGTTCCTGATTCAGGAGAGGCTTCTCGAACAGTAAGAGTAGCCGTATCTGCATTTGTTGTTATGGCAACAGAGGTATAGGCTGAGATACGATCTATAATATCCCAGTTATGATTTGTTGTTGTCCCCCATGCCCCGGATTGATCTCCGGTCGCCATTTTCTCAATTCCGAGACTTGTTGAATATGAAGAAGCCATAATCCTATTCCTATGCCGCTATTTCTGTCCAATCGGGGGTTTGAGATGCGCTAACGGTTGACCAATTAGGTGTCTGCGATGCATCAATTATACCCCAGATATTTACTGAGCCAACTGCACCCGTGGCTGATACACCGTCAACCGAGACGGATACACTAGTCGATGCAACAACAGTCCCAATCGCGCCTGTTCCCGCGACCCCTGTGAGGGTAACATTTGCAGTTCCCGTAATCGTGACGGAACCGACTGCGCCAGTTCCGGCAACACCCGTTGGAGAGACTGTTGCACCGCCCGTAGCCGTAACAGAACCGGTGGCACCGGTTCCGGCAACACCCGTTGGAGAGACTGTTGCGCCTGCTGCAACCGTGACGGAACCAACGGCACCAGTTCCGGCAACACCCGTAGCCGTAACATTTGCACCCACCGTAACCGTAACAGAACCGACTGCGCCAGTTCCGGCAACACCTGTAACTTCAACAGGAACCGCAGAGGACCATGCCCCCGAACCCCAAGTGCTACGTCCCCAGCCGGTGATGTTTGCCAAGTTAACATTCCCTACGCAATTCTGATAATAGCATTACTGGCATCAGCCGCTGGAAACGCGATAGTGAATGTTCCGGCAGTGCTGGTTTTATTAGATCCGAAATCTAAAACACAAACAGCCTTATCGCTGTTCGTATCATTATAGATCATAGCGCCCATAGCTGTGATAGTCGCTGTTGTGAAACTTAGATCTGAAAAATCAGCGAATCCGGTGGTCCCACTAGTGGTGGGATCAATATTGGTGAGAGCGGATCCACCCGTTGCATATGATCCACTAGAAGCCACTTCACCCGTAGTGGTGAAAGCAGTAGTGGTTGCTCCCAACGTAGCCGTAGTGCTGCTTTTACCGCCACTACCTTCCGCATATAAAGCTAATTTAAAACTATTACCCCCGGAAGCGGAGAAATTGTGCGTACCCTTTAAGACCTCTCCCTTAAATGCAGTACACATTGCCGCTGTTATAGCCATATCACAAACTCCTTAAATTATCCGCTAACTCGGAATAACCGTTCTGCCTTAGTTTAGCACAAATTGTTGCTCTGTCTTGCTCTACCGCTTGCCGCATATAGTAAATCAGTGTCTGCTTTAGCGTGTTCTTGAATGCTTGAGCCTGATCTCGTATGGGAGGAGGGGCTTCATCCGCAACATAAAGAATTCTATCCGCTGCCATCTGGGCAACTTCCTCTATAGAATGACCTTTATTATCAGTTGTGAACACATCCACATTTCCAACGGAAACAGAAGAACTTACATCAAACATTACGATTTCCCCTGCATCGAAATGACTTTATCATTTCGCTCGTATAAAGCGGGTTCAATATCCAAGGGTTCCGGGGGTTCAATGTTGGATTTTTGAATCAGCGCAAGAGCACCGTCTTTTATATCCATTATCAGTGGATCATCTAACCTATGGTATCCATACAGCTTTTCCTCTATAGGAACATCAGTGTCTAAAAGAGACGAAGATGCAGCTACATCTACCTTCATACCTCTTGCGACAGCAGCCGAAAGCCAGAATTCCGTACACGCTCTCCCTGATTCAGCCATATGAAGATTAGTTCTGTAGGAATAATCTATTCCGTACAGGAAAAGTTTTCCTATTTCATGGTATGTGGCAAAAGCTATGGCGTAGGGGATTGTGTTATTAAAATAACAAAGACCTGTTTTTTCGATGATTTTCTCTAACGGGAAAAGAACGGCTCCCGGAACTCTGCTATCGAGTTCACATGTGTATATAGGACCCGGATGTTTAGGAAGTTCCCTTCTAAGAGCGGCGGTTTGCTTACCCGCTAAGTCAGTATCAAAAAACCTTGATGGCGGGTCCATCATAAACACTCGATCATGCTTAATAGGTGCCAGCATAGAGTTTACAGCCCACACCTCATCATATTCCGCTCCATTAGCCACGGAGGAGGTGTATTCCCGTTGAGAATCTCCTAATCCAACTAAAGCTACCGATGCTCCTTTAAGATCAATCATGCGACATCTTTCCGAACACGATCATAGCGGTATTCATCTCTGGTTTGCTTACCTTCGCCAAGATTCTTCAACCACTGAATAGCTTCCATGAATCTATTGTTATAAAGAGACAATAAATCTTGTTCGCCTTTCATAAAAGTATAGGCCTCAACTAGGGCACCATACAGAAGGGCCAACTCGGCATTCGTCCCAAGCCAACTGGTTCCATCGCTGGATGCGGTGATTGATTGGGGTCTGTAAAAATAATGTAATTCAACGTTATAAGCAGAATCTGGAGTGGGAGCTATTAATAAAGTTTCGTCATTCCAGTCGCCATAATATAACGGTTCCCCTGTAGTGGCTGGGTTTGGCGTGTAATCCTGTAAAAATGTTACCTGCTTATACAGAAGAAGTTTGTTTTCTGAACTAACTATTACGCTTAAAGAAAATGGCGCAAGAAAATCTGTGGGCTTAGTTAAGAATTTTATGTCACTGGTTAATGATCCAGACACATTCTTACGAAAAACATCAAGCTGACATTCCTTTAAAATTCTCTCTTCGGAATTTACAATAAATCTTGATAGCTGGCCCGTAAAAGTAGTCTCCGTATTCTGGGTGTAGTCCTGAATAGCCGTCTTTAGGGTTGTGAATGTAAAAGCCATGTTACGCGCTCACAGTTACGGGACCCGCCGACGCAAACCCCCCGCCACCAGCAACATTGCCCGATGTTGCTGTCCCACTAGTTGCAACAAAGGTATAGCTCGCGGAATTAACTTTTGTTATAGAAAATCCTGCCGCAGTTTCCAGCATACTTTCACTAAACCCGTCAAAGGGGGATACATCTCTAAACCTTACAGTGTCCCCCGTTGAGCGATCATGTCCTGGTTCTGTTACCGTTATTGTTGTTGTTCCTGATCCTGCCGAGCGAAAACTATTGAAAGGCAACAGAACCGTAACAGCGGGTTCTGTTCTATCTGGTCTAGGGTTTTTCAAAGCTTGGGGATCCCCCACCACTTTCAAAGGGTTGAGTTGCGGTTGTTTAGCTTCCCATTCATCTTTCCCGACCAAGAAACCTGTCCACTCTTTTTTCATGTCGCGTAACTTATATGCTACGCCGGATCGATCTGAAATCCCCAGGGAATATTTATTAGAAGCAAATCTAGCCATTATCCTACCGCCCGCAAGCTGGATTCCGATGGAACTATGGAGAGAGAGGCTCTGTCCCGGTCTTCTGAAGCCGCACGTTCAAACTCTTCCTCATAAATAGTTTTTAGAATCTGTATTCTATCGGGGGCTCGTTTCAATGAAATGTAATATGCCAGTCCCGCAGCTAGGCAAGGATAAAAGCGAAAAGGGACCTCAATTGTATTAACAGATGTGTCTGCATCGTCTATACGAACCAACCTATCGTAGATAAGTTGATCAGTGCTGTTCTCTGGGGCGGGCCATATTTTAATTACAGGGGTAATTTGACGATCAACATAAAATTGAACGGGTCTTCCAGTGGTTGTTTTATCTGGAATATTTAAATAATCATCCCGGCTCATGCGTTGGATAGAAATATCTTGGCTGCTGCGCCGAATAACCGCAGATAAAATATCTATGGACGATTGAACATCTACCAGAGAGGGTGCCGAAGAAACGGTTGTCGTAGCAGCACTGGTTCCTCCAGTGATTGTTTCTGCGGCCACAAAAGTTCCCGAAGGAACCGAGATAGTCATACTCGTGGCCGAAGGCTTTGTTATAACATAAGCAGTAGCCGCGCTAGTTCCCCCGGTTATGGTTTCAGCAAGTGAAAAACTTCCGCTCGCCGCAACAGATAAAGTAATTGTCCCCAGGGGATATTCAATAATATCTGCCGCAACAGTTTGAGTTACTTGCTCAATGGTCCAACGATTGAGACCACGATTTGCCCAGTCTGCAAACAAGAAGTTAAGAGAACGACGAGCCGTTCTGGCGTCATAGCCGGTCCTTAATTCCAGACCACATCGCTCAAAGGCTTCTTCTATATACTCAGCGACATCTGGTTCAAAATCTTTTGATCCGGAAACAGCCATAACAATAAAGGCCCCCAAGCCTCAACTCCAAAGAGCCGCCTTAATGGCGAAAGCTAGTTGTCCTAAAAGTAAAATCCCCACGGCCCATAAAACTTTATTAATTCCGTCTACGGCTTTTTG